CGGGGCTTCAGCCCCCGAAGAGGGGGAGGGCCAGCACAAGGGCCAGCAAGAGGAAGAGGCGGCCGAGTCCGGCTTCCCCGATCATTAGACCAGCCCCGCCAGCGCGGGGCCGTAGGCCATGGAGTCCAGCTCTTCCGCGTCATAGGCGCGGCGGCGGCCCTTGGCGTCTTCGCGGAAAGCGTAGAGGGGGAAGCCCCCGGAGTCGGCCGCGCGGGGCACATAGACGGCCGCCAAGCCTTCGCGGGCCAGCTCCCCCGCCAGCCCGGGGGCTTCGGCCATGCGGGCCAGCTCTTCCTTGCTGCGGATCGTGGGGGACGGGACGGCCGCGCGACGCATGACGCGGCGGATAAGGGCCGAGTCCTCTTCGGTCAGCTCTTCGGGCCGGGCCGGGACCGCATAGCAGCAATTCCAGCATTGCCCATGCGGGGCCGCTTCCTTGTCCAGCTCTTCGCCACAATCGCGGCAAGCCGGGGCCGCGCGGCGGGCCAGCTCTTCGCGGGCCATGGCAAGGCGGCGGGCCGCGCGGATTGCCCGGCAAAGGGCCGAAGCCCGGAAGGTATCGAAAGACGCGGCGGCGGCGGTTTCATGGTTGCGGGTCACGGCCGCCAGCGCGTCGCCTTCCTCTTCGCGAAGGGCCGAGTCCGTGGCGTCTTCAATCGCGGCCCGGTCAACCGGCCGGATATAGGCGCAAAGCGCGTCCCGGACCTTGGCGAGCGTGGGGACGCTGGCGAAGACCGCGACGAGTCGGCCGTCCGTTGCGTTGAGCCGGAAAAGCCCGGCCGCGTCCGGGTTGGCGGCCGCGTCGCCATACATGCGGGGCCGGGTCATGGTCGCAACCGCGCGGCCGTCCGGGCCGTAAAAGGTAACGGCCGTTTCACCGGAAAGCATGGCCCGGGCACGGCCCGAAGCGGGGCCGCCTTCGGCCGCGAGTCCGGCCGTCATTGCCAGCACGTTGGCGGAAGTCAGCACGGCCGGAAGCGGGGCCGCGTGGGCAAGGGTCAGGGTGGCAAGCGTGGTCATTGTCAGGTTCCTTTCGGTTGTGGTCCGGGCACAAGTGCCCCCGGCCCGCCGTGGGCCGTAGGCCAGTTTATAGGGCGATTCTCCCCCATTGGCAACTGGCGGTAGCTAATGGACGCCACGGCCCCGGGGAACGCTCCCGCGCGTGCCCACGCGGGAGTCCCCTATCCGGCCGGGCCAGCTCCCGGGCCAGCTCCCGCCGCCGCCAGCTCCCGGGCCAGCTCCCGCCGCCAGCTCCCGGGCCAGCTCCCGCCGCCAACTCCCGCCGCCAGCTCCCGGGCCAGCTCCCGGGCCAGCTCCCGCCGCCACGATCCGGGCCAGCCGGGGCCGCCAGCTCCCGCCGCCGCCAGCTCTTCGGCCGCCAGCTCCCCACGATCCGGGCCAGACGGGCCAGATTCCGCCGCTTCCTTTGTTTTCAATGGGTTAGCCCGATCCGGGCCAGCTCCCGGCCCCGAAAAAGTGTTGTTTTTCAATGGGTTGCCCCCTCCCCTCGTGCGCGTGCGCGTGCGTATACGCGCGTGCGGGCGCGTGGGTGCGGGCGCGTGGGTGAACCATTCCGCGTCGAGCGCGTTCATGCTATGAGGGGGATGGCGGGGGCCGCCCTTACTTCGGGAGTCTGGCCCGTTCAAAATTTTTCCCGCTACTTTGGAGGCCGAGCCCGTTCAAAAATTTTTGCGCACGGTGCGCGCAGAACGCCAGCGACCCGAGATCGGACAGGGCTCTCGACAGATTGAGCCGCTTCGATTATCTCTCAGGATCAGGCCACGGCAAGGAGCCGACCTGATCTGAGACCAGCTACCGGGGGCTGACGAGATCACCTAGCACCCGGAGCATTGGACCATGCTGAAGCAAATGACCAGTTGGACGCTCAATTCCCTCGCCGCCCTTGTGACGGGCGCTATCCTGATCTTTCCCAACCCCTCGGCGCTGTTCCATGCGGTTGAATCCGCAGTAGGCCGCGACGCCCCGGCCGCGCAGATCAGCGTGAGGGAGGCGACGCCCGAGGCCGTGGCCTATGTCCACACCCACGCTCGTTCTACCGACGAGCCGATCCTGATCCCGGATCGCGAGACCGCCTTGTGCCTCGAAGCTACCGCGCCCCTCGGCTGGGATGTCATGCGGTCCTGCATCGAGAAGCTGCACCGCGATCTGAAGCAGATCGACACGCGGATGGCCTACCGGCCGAACGCCGCGCCGATCCCCGAGGCAGAGGAACGTCGCCTCGCTCTCGCCCAGCTCTGCCGGGTCCGCTGGAACGCAAATGGCGGGAGGTGGGGGCCGGAAACCACAGAGGCTTGCCAGTATCTCCAACAACCTGTTGCCTACTGAGGCGATTCGGTCTAGGTTCCGGGTTGTCAGGTATCACGGTTGGTCCCATACCAGCGTGGAATCTTTAGGCGGAATTCGCTAGCGGTCTGGTCCCCGCGAAACGGATTCCGCCTTTTCATTTTGAATTTCCCCAAACGGATTCAGTCGAGCGACCGGGGGAATCCCGAGCGACCAATCACGAGCGACTTGACTGGCGACTTCTGGTAGCCTATGTAATCGGGGCAAGACCTGATTCCCACCGGACCAGAGGACCAGATGCCGGACCAATCCCAGACCCCCGATCACGATCTCTCCAACATGCGCTTCGAGACGCGCCTTGAAGCCGCCCAGCGCGAGCGCCGTGAACGGCAGGAACTCCGCGCCGCCGAAGAGGACAAGGCCGAGGCGGAAGGCAAGCTCTTCACCGTCATGGCCGCGCTCGGGATCGAGACCACCACCATCATCATCTACAAGGGCCGCCCGGCCGACATCCAGCCGATCTACAACGCCTTCCACGCTCATCAGGTGGGCAAGATGGGCGTCGGGATCATGATGGACCCGTGCCGCCACATCGGCGCTCGCAACGAGATCGCCTCGAAGCTGGTCGCGCAATTCGGCCTCGCTCCGAAGGAGATCATCGTCCGCTTCGTGGACTAGACCGCCAGACGGATTCGGACCTACGGTTGGGCTACCGGCCCAGCCGGAAACATCAAGCGAAAGGACTACCCACCATGGCAATCGTAGCCGCCCCCAACGCCACCTTCGTCGTCGCCCGGTTCGCTGACCAGCTTCAGCGGATGATTATGACCCCGGCCTATGACTTCGGCCCCACGGGTCAGGGCACGGCCCGCCGGATCGCCCGCGAGAAGGAAGAGGCGAAGGCCCGCAAGAAGGCCGAGAAGAAGCGGAAGGCCAGCTCGCCGCCCACCAGCCGTCAGGTGCGCCGCCGCATGGAGCGCCAGTCGGTCAAGGCCCAGATGCGCAAGCTGAAGGCTGACCTCCTGCGCTCGAAGCACCCCGGCGGCGCGGCCGTCGCCTCGCGCGAAATGCTCGACGCCTGATCGGAGACCATCATGTCCACCACCACCGACCCGAAGCACGACATCCCGGTCATCGTCATCTCCGACCAGCCGGTCACGCTGGACGATCTGCTGGGCACCGACTTCAAGGGCGACCCGTGCCTCCCGGAAGCCTCGCTCGACGCGATCTGGCCCCGGGACGACCGCGAGCCGCTGGTGGTGGTGGGCAAGGGGCTCACCCTGCCCCCTACCTGCGAGGAGCAAGTGCCCTGTCACGAGAAGTATGGGGACGAGGCGTGCCTTGCCTTCGTCTTCAACGGCTCGGGCGTGGACGCCAACGTGCCGCTGCCCGGCGCTGGCGCGGTCTACGTCGCCGCGCTGGCGGCCCTGCTGCTGAAACGGATTCTGGCCTAGCGATAGGCCCCCACCACCAACCTGAAACCTGAGCGACAAGGACCAGACATGCCCCGCGTTCACTACCGCAAAGCCCGCAAGGACTACCCCGCCCAAGGCATCGCCAAGGGCGAGATGTATTACACCGCCAAGATCAAGCAGCAGCGCGGCGGGATCACCCTGCGCTCGAAGACGCCGCTGAAGCCCAGCCAGCTCACCACCTCGGCCTTCAAGAGCGCCTACCTCGCCGCGCAGGAGACGTGGGACGAGAGCGGCAAGGAGGCCGAGGACATCCGGGCCGCAGCCGAAGCGATCCGGGACGCCGGGCAGGAGGCGCAGGGCTCCTTCGACAACATGCCTGAGGGGCTTCAGCAGGGCGAGACCGGACAGATGCTCGAAGAGCGGGCCAACCAGTGCGAGTCCAAGGCCGACGAGCTGGAAGGGCTGGCCGATGAGATGGACCAGCTCGAAGAGCCCGAGGAGGCCGACTTCGACCAGCGGCCCGAGGACGCGGCCGAAGACGAAGACCCCGATCTCGTCAACGGCGACGGCCAGACCTACGACGAGGTGTATGGCGACTACGAGAACGAGCTGACCCGCATCCGCGACGAGGCTGACTCGCTGATCGAGGACATGCCCGAATGACCCTGCCCAGCAACGTCGCCGCCCGCTTCGCCTTCCAGATCAGCTCGATCCATTTCCCGAGCCTCGACCGGGTTGACCACATGAACGGCAAGTATGGCATCGCCGTGCCGGTGGGGGACATCCCCGCCGGTCTGGCCGCCATGATCCCGGAGGCCATGCGTTCGGCCAACGCGAGCAAGTGGAAGCTCGTCAACCTCGGCGGCCCGATGAAGCCGCTGGTCTTCGACACGGAGCCCGGCCCGGCCCGCCTGTTGGAGCTGCGTCGCGAGCTTCAGGCCCGGGGCGAGTCGCTGGACACATGCCTGCGCGAGCGCCCGGCCGAGGTCATCGTGGACCTCGCCGAGAAGAAGGACGGCGCGAGCGGCGGCTACGACGCCTACTGGATCAACCTGATCGCCCTGCGCATCGACGTGCAGGCGGTCCTCTACGGCCTGACCACCTTCGACGCTCTGGCCGCCGACGCAACGAGAGGAACCTGACATGCACCGTCCCCGCGAAGTCCGCTTTCAGAGCGGCCCCATGCTGATCGCTGACCTCAACCAGCCCAAGGTCGAGGAGATCAAGCTGGACGAGATCGAGAACAAGCTGCGGACCATCAAGCGGTTCGGCGGCCAGCCCAAGGCCCTGACCGTCTGGCAGCACACCATGCTCGTCTGCAAGCTGATCGAGGGCGAGAGCGTCGAGGAGCTGGACCCCCTCGGCAACTACAAGGCCGACCTCATCACCTACGCGCATTTCCACGACTACCACGAGGGAATCACGGGCGACATCATCGGCCCGATCAAGACCTTCCTCTACCAGCACACCGATGCCCTGCACCGGCTGGAAATGGCGCTCGACCACGCGATCCACATGGCGGCCAACGTGGGCACCCCGAGCCCGATGGCCCGCAGCCTCGTCCACCGCTACGACAAGGCCGCCGAGACGCTGGAATGGGTCTTCGCGCTGGGTGAGGAGCCCGAGGAGTGGAACGCCCCCACGCGGGCTCGCTGGATGATGCAGGGGCCGTCGCTGATCGAATGGGCACGGAGCCAGTAATGGGCAGAACCCGTGACGACTTTGCCTACATCGCCGAGGTGCCCATCACCGATGAGCGGGGCATCTCGACAGGGCGTGCCCAGCGCGTCGAGTGCAGCGTCCCCGGCTGCGGTGCCTGCTACGACATGACCGTCAACCGGCACCGCCGCCCGCCCGATCAGGTTTACAAGGCCGCCGGGCGGGCCGGATGGAAGACCGACGCCAAGAAGGGGCAGCACCTATGCCCCGACCACGCCAACCCGCCGAAGGAGGCCACCGTGCCCAGCCAGACCACCGCCAAGCCCAGCCCGTCCGAGACGCCGCCGCGCGAGCTGACCCGCGACGCCAAGCGTTCGATCTTCCGAGCGATTGACGACGCCTACGACACGGCGAACAACTGCTACGCCCTCGACGTGACAGACGATTCCATCGCGGCCGAGCTGAAGGTGCCGGTCGGCTGGGTGCGCGAGGTCCGCGAGGACAACTTCGGTCCGGCCGGTCCCGACCCGGCGCTGGTCGAGCTGCGGGCCGAGCTGGACATGCTGAAGGAGGACGCCAAGGAGGCGGCCGCCAAGGCCAAGCTCGCGCTCTCCGAGGTCCAGCGCCTCGAAGCCGACATCAAGCACGTCAGCGAGCGCCTGAAGCGCCGGGGGGTGTGACCATGGGCAAGAAGGTCTACCCCCACCAGCAGCGCCTCATGGACGCCATGACGGGCACCACGGAGCGCGGCGGCACCGTGACCGGCCGCTGGCCCGCCAAGGGGCCGGAGGTGCAATTCCTGAAGCCCGCCGCGCCGGGCAAGACCGAGGCCATGCTGCGCGATCTCCGCAAGCAGATGCGGCACGCCTATGGCCTTCAGCCCTACATCGTGGAGGGCACGCCGAACCTGTCCGAGAGCTGGGTCGAGGAGCGGTTCAAGCGCCCGGCGGCCGAGATCGACTACAGCGTGGCCGAGGAGCGGATCATGGCCCTCTACGCCAAGGAGCTGGTCGAGGGCTTCGCCCGGGAATTCATCGGCAAGGCCCTCGGCTACTGGATCATCTACTCCGGCTCCTTCGACATGGTGCAGGAGCGGATTGACGAGGAGGGCTGCGGGGCCTTCATGGCGGCCGCGAAACTGCATCTTGTGGACGACCCCCTTGCCCACAACCACCCGTGGGCGTAGCGTCCACGCTCACCGATTCACGCTCGATATAGGACAGCACTTATGACCAACCTCTACGACAAGATGCGCGAGAGCGGCGGCCGCGCCATCGCACCGACCCGGTTCTCGGCTCCGATCTCGGAGCAAATCTGGGACATGAAGTATCGCTTCAAGGACAACAAGACGCAGGAGCCCATCGACGGGACCGTGGACGACACGATCTACCGGATCGCCGAAGCTCTGGCCGACGCCGAGCTGCCCGCCGAGAAGGAAGTCTGGACCGAACGCTTCGCCGAGGCCATGGCCGACTTCGCGTTCATCCCGGCGGGCCGGATCGTCGCTGGCGCGGGCACTGGCCGGGCCGTGACGCTCTTCAACTGCTACGTGATGGGCACGATCCCCGACTCCATGGATGGCATCTTCTCGATGCTCCGCGAGGCCGCGCTGACCATGCAGCAGGGCGGCGGCATCGGCTACGACTTCAGCACGATCCGGCCCAAGGGGGCCTTGGTCGAGAAGCTGGGGGCCGACGCCTCTGGGCCGCTCACCTTCATGGACTGCTGGGACTCGATGTGCCGCACGGTCATGTCGGCGGGCTCCCGGCGCGGGGCGATGATGGGCACCATGCGGTGCGACCACCCCGACATCGAAGACTTCATCACGGCGAAGCAGGACGCGGCCCGGTTCCGCATGTTCAACCTGTCCGTCCTCGTCACCGATCCGTTCATGGAAGCCGTCAAGCACGACGCCGACTGGCACCTCATGTTCAACGGCAAGGTCTACCGCACCGTCCGGGCCGTGGACCTCTGGGAGAAGATCATGCACGCCACCTACGCGGCGGCCGAGCCCGGGGTGATCTTCATCGACCGCATCAACCACGCTAACAACTTGAATTACTGCGAGAAAATCGCCGCTACGAATCCTTGCGGCGAACAGCCGTTGCCCCCCTACGGCGCGTGCCTGCTGGGCTCGATCAACCTCGCCAAGATGGTCCGCACGCCGGTCTGGGAGCGGATCAAGGGCATGAAGACCGACTTCAAAGGGGGCTCCATCGGCCATGCCGGGATCGACCCGAAGAAGCTGCGCCGCACCGTCTGGGCCGCCGTGCGGATGATGGACAACGTGAACGATGTGTCCCTCTTCCCGCTGCCCCAACAGGCCCACGAGTCCCAGCAGAAGCGCCGGATCGGTCTGGGCGTCACCGGCCTCGCCGACATGCTCGCCATGACCGGCCGCGACTACGGCTCGCACGAAGCCCGCGAGCTGACCGGGAAGGTGCTGGAATTCATCGCCGTCGAAGCCTACCGCGCCTCGATTGAGCTGGCGAAGGAGAAGGGCGCGTTCCCGGCGTTCGAGGCGGAAGGCTACCTCGCCCCGGGCACCTTCGCGGCCGAGCGTATGCCCGCCGATGTCATTGACGACATCCGGCAGCACGGCATCCGCAACTCGCACCTCCTCTCCATCGCCCCCACCGGCACCATCTCGCTCTACGCGGGCAACGTGTCCGGCGGGATCGAGCCCATGTTCGACTTCGGCTACATCCGCAAGGTGCTTCAGAAGGACGGCTCGAAGACCGAGGAGCGCGTCGAGGACTATGCCGTGGCGCTCTATCGCAAGTGGCATGACAGCCTCGAAGATGACCCGGACGGCGATCTCCTGCCCGGGCCGGACTTCACCTACGGCGAGCTGCCCAGCTACTTCGTGACGGCCCAGACGCTCACGCCTGACCAGCACCTCGCGATGCAGGCCGTGGCCCAGATGTGGATCGACAGCTCGATCTCGAAGACGATCAACCTGCCCGAAGACATCTCGTTCGATGACTTCGCCAACGTCTACATGGACGCCTACGAGTCCGGCTGCAAAGGCTGCACCACCTACCGGCCGAACGAAATCACCGGGTCGGTGCTGAGCGTCGAGGAGAAGCCCAAGGAGGAGCCGGAGATCGAGGTCGAGGCCAACGCCCACGAGTGGGAGCCCGAGGCCGCCGCCGCGCACTACGGCCCGGCTGTGCTGCCGGATCGCCCGGAGGCGCTGACCGGCTCGACCTACAAGATCAAGGTCGGGAGTCTGGATGCGGTCTACCTGACCGTCAACGACATCGAAGAGAACGGCGTGGTCCGGCCCTTCGAGGTCTTCCTGCGGTCGAGCGATCCGACCCACGACGAATGGATGACCGCACTGGCCCGGATGATCTCGGCCGTCATGCGGCGTCCCTTCTCGGCCGACTTCATCCCCGGCGAGCTGAAGCAGATTCACTCGACGGCGACCGGCGGCTTCTGGGGCCAGCGGGGCTACCAGCCCTCGCTCGTCGCGGCCATCGGCACGAAGCTGAAGGAGCATATGGAGGTCGGCGGCCCGGCTCAGACCATCAAGGCCATGCCGGGCGTCACCACCATCGAGCAAGCCTACCGGAAGGCCCAGAGCGTGCCCCCCTACGGCCACGAGGGCAGCACGGGCGTCGCATGGCCCGAGGACGCCACCCAGAGCCTCGCCGTCAACGACATCGCCCACGGCCCGCTGAGCCGGTGTCCGAGCTGCGGGGAGTATGCCCTGAAGCCCGAGGGCGGCTGCGAGGTCTGCACGAGCTGCGGTCACAGCAAATGCGGCTGATCGGGAGGGGGCTTCGGCCCCCTTCCCACCCGGGCTGAAAACGGCCTAGACCATTTTTCTCTTGATTATCTACCGTGGGTAGCCTATATGTCGTTTCACCGGGAGGGAATCACCCTCTTGGAGCAAAACCCTGAGAAGGAACTAAGCGACCCATGACTACCCTGATGCAAGCATCCCGCCAGTGGGCCTCCCGTCCGGCAGACGAGCGTTTCCTGTCCCTGACCGAGCTGAACCAGAAGGCCATCGCCTCCCGGGAAGCCTCGACCCAGCGCACGATCTCGACCCGCCAGATCGAAGTCCAGCCCCACGCCGCCGACCCGATCAAGGGCATCACCATCGCCGGGGAAGACGGCCTCGCCGACCCGACCCACTGGTCCTTCGGCCAGCTCGCCCAGCTCTCCGGCGCTCCCGCCTCCTACCTCCGCAAGCTGCCCGCGCCTATCGTGGCCGACTGCATGAACTACGGTCTGCGCTTCAACCGCGACGCCGAGGATGTGAAGCTGCTGCGGACCTCGACCGGCGACGTGACCAACGAGCTGCGGGCGGCCACCGGCCCGAACTACGGCCGGGTCTGGAACTCGGACATCACCTCGGCCCTGATCCAGAAATTCGGTGACGGCCGCACGGGCGACTTCCGCGTCCCCGGCGAATTCGGCAAGCAGGTTGACATCACCCGCGACAACACGACGATCTACGGCTCCGACCGCGACATCTTCGTCTTCCTCGCCGACGAGACCAACCGGATCGAGATGAAGGATCGCCGGAACGGTCAGGGCGGCTCGCTCGCTCGCGGCTTCTTCGTCTGGAACTCCGAGGTCGGCTCCCAGAGCATCGGCGCGGCGTTCTTCCTCTTCGACTATGTGTGCATGAACCGGATCGTCTGGGGCGTGCAGGACTTCAAGGAGATTCGCCTGCGCCACACCAGCTCGGCCCCGGATCGCTGGCTCGAAGAGATCAGCCCGGTCTTGATGGAATACTCGCACGCCTCGGCCGCGCCCATCGAACAGACCATCGCCGAGGCCCAGCAGAAGCGCGTCGATGACGATCTCGACAAATTCCTCGCCAGCCGCTTCACCAAGAGCGAGGCGAAGGCCATCCAAGCCGCCCACGAGCGCGAGGAAGGCCGCCCCATCGAGACCGTCTGGGACGCCACCACGGCCGTCACGGCCTACGCCAAGACGATCCCGCACCAAGACGCCCGCGTCGCCATCGAGCGGAAGGGTGGCAACATCCTCGATCTGGTCGCGGTCAAGTAATCGGCCCGGGCCGCTTCGGGGGCCCCCGCCACCCCTCCCTGAAACCCTCAACGATGAGGACCACATGAAGCGCAGCATGTTCAACGATCCCCGCCCCAAGGGCCACGCCGAGCTGGTCGAGGCCATGGACGAGCTGGGGATGGACGCCGATGTCGCCACGGCCGTTCTGGAAGAAGAGCCCGGCGAAGACGGCTTCGGGGGCAACGGCTACTCGGCCGAGGTCTTCGACTACGACTCCGAGGACGAGCGCCTTGAATTCTCGACGCTCGCCTACGACACGAAGGAGGAGCTGATCGCCGACCTGAAGGCGGCCGGGATCACCAACTTCGAGTAAACCGGGTTCCCTGCCCGGGCCGGGAGGTGAGGGACTGTGCTACCGCGCGGACCTCCCGGCAACCCCATCGGGCCGTCGCCCCAAGCCCATGTCCCAAGGCGGCCCGATGGACCCTGACACGAGGACCAGAGCATGACCTGCAAGAACCACGCCCACGACTTCATCCAAGCGAACATGCCCGGCCGTGCCGTCTGCGCGGCGTGCGGCTTCGAGACGAGCTGGGATATGGCCCGGCCCGTCACGCCCACCCCGGACGACATCCTCGCCGAGCTGGAACGCAAGGAGGAGACCGCCAAGGGCCTGCGCAAGAAGCTGCACACCAGCCTGCGGATTCAGGACTTCTTCCCCGGCGCGTTCAAGCACGGGAGCTGCAAGGTGGGGGCCTACGGGAACATCCGCCACGCCCCGCGCCGCGCCAAGCTGACCATCACCACGGGGGACGGGACCAAGCACGAATTCCCGCTCCTCGAAACCCCCTACTCGATCTGGCCCGCCACCGTGCAGGAGGAGTGGAAGACGATTCCGCGCCACCTCCGGCCCGCCATCAAGGACTGACCATGATCTACCTCGGCACCCTCCTCGGCTTCCTCTTCGGGCTCCTCGGTGGCCTCTACCTCGGCTACCGCCTCGCCCGCTACCTCTTCGATCTCGGGATCGAGGAGCTGACCAAGGAGCTGGAACGCCGGGGCTCCATCACCATCGGCCAGACCGAGCTTGTGCCGGTCAAGAAACGTAAGGAGGACTGACCTATGTTCTGGCTGCTGCACCTCGCCGCGATCTTCCTCTTCCCGGTCGCGCTGTTCATCACGATCCCGCTGCACATCATCGCGGCGAACCAGAAGAAGGGCTGACCCGTGAGCTACGAGACGTTCATCACCAAGGAATTCCGCAAGTCGAGTCTGGCGATCATCGACCAAGCCGACGCGATCATTCGCGCCTACCAGAGCGACGGCTACACGCTGACCCTGCGCCAGCTCTACTACCAGTTTGTCAGCCGCGACCTGATCCCGAACAACGACAAGGAATACAAGAAGCTCGGCTCGGTGATCGCCGACGCCCGGCTCGCTGGCCTGCTGCCGTGGGACGGGATCGAGGACCGGGGCCGGAGCATGAACGGCTGGCTGGTCGAGGAGGACATCGACACGATCCTCGAAGACCTCCCCTACGCCTACGCCGCCGACCGCTGGGCCGATCAGGATCGCTATATCGAGGTCTGGGTCGAGAAGGAGGCGCTGGCCTCCGTGGTCGAGCGTGCCGTGCGCCCCATGCGCGTCGGCTACATGGCCTGCAAGGGCTACCTCTCGGTGTCCGAGGCATACCGGGCCGGGAAGCGCATGGAGGCCGCCCGTGACGCGGGCAAGGAGCCTCTGGTGATCCACCTCGGCGACCATGACCCCTCGGGCCTCGACATGACCCGGGACAACCGCGACCGGCTGGAAATCCTGTCCTACGGCGAGGTCGAGGTGCAGAGGATCGCGCTCAACCGCGACCAGATCGACCAGTATTCCCCGCCGCCCAACCCGGCCAAGATCACCGACTCCCGGGCCGCCGACTACATCGCCCGGCACGGCCGCACGAGCTGGGAGCTGGACGCCCTCGAACCGGCGGTGCTGGTGGGGCTGATCCGGGACGCGATCCGGCCGCACATCGACCCCGGGCCGTGGGACGAGGCCGAGGAGAGGGAGAGGACCGAGCGTGCCCGCCTGCGCGGCGTCCGCGAGCATTGGCACGAGGTCTCGGACCTGATCGACAGCCTCAACGATACCGACCTCTGACGCTCAGAAACCCGCGATTCCTTTACACGTCCCGAGCGGCGTGTCGCAAAAACCGGAGAAATCGAACATGACAGATTTTGTCGCCCACCTCACCCGGCAGGCCGCCTTCAGCCGCGCCACCTTCGGCCCCGGGCCGCGCACCAAGGGCGTGACCGACCACATCAAGAAGGAGCTGAAGGAGGTCGAGAAGTGCTACCACGCCGACCCGAAGCCCAAGACCTACGATGACCAACCGGAGCTGGCGATGCACATGGCCGCCGCCGCCGAATGGACGGACGTGGCGGTCCTCGGGCTCGATGGGCTGACCCGCGCGATCTCGGCCGCCCGCCCGAACTGGACCTTCGACCGCGTGGCCGCCGAGGCCGTCCGTCTGATCGTCTCGAAGCAGGGCAAGAACGAGCTGCGGGACTGGCCCGACTGGCGCGGCGCGGACCCGGAGAAGGCCATCGAGCATGTGCGCGGGAAGCATGACTAAGCGCATCGCTATCGTCGCCCATGTGCCCGGCAGGCTGGCGTCCCTCGTGGCGCTCCTCGCCGGGCAGAAGGCCATCGCCATGCCCTTGGAGGAATACCGGGAGTATGAGCGCCGGGCCGCGCGGCGGGGCTTCGTCCTGAAGGACGGGGTGTTCCAGTGCGCGGCCTGCGGCCCCCACAACTGCGGCCAGTGCGGCGACTCCATCGCCGGGCTGACCATGGCCGAATTCAGAGATCAGGAGAGAGCGAATGGACGCTGAGATCGAAAACGAGGGCGAGATGACCCGCCCGTTCAACGAGAAAATGGACGCCGAGATCGGCCGGACCCACAACGTCCTCGACCACGGCTTTATCCGCGTCGTGGACTACATGGGCGACGACAAGGCCATCGTGCAGGCCGCCCGGGTCAGCTACGGCACCGGCACCAAGACCGTCCGGGAAGACCGGGGCTTGATCCGCTACCTCATGCGCCACCGGCACAGCACCCCCTTCGAGATGTGCGAGCTGAAGCTGCATGTGAAGCTGCCGATCTTCGTCGCCCGCCAGTGGATTCGCCACCGGACGGCCAACGTGAACGAGGCCAGCGCCCGCTACTCGATCCTCGACCGCGAATTCTACATCCCGGACGTGGACGACATCCAGCCCCAGAGCCTCGACAACAAGCAGGGCCGCGCCGGGGTTCTGCCGGAGGATGTGCGCTTCGCCATGCGCGAGACGATCCGCCAGCAGAGCGAGGGTTCCTACCAGCTCTACGAGGAGCTGCACACCGGCTGGCCGTGGTTCAACGAGGACGGCGACCAGTATGTCATCCCCGGCCGGTGTGGGGCAGACCCGGATGCAGAGCGGGAGGTTCTGGACGGCCGGGAGCCGCACACCGGGAAGCACGGCATGGCCCGGGAGCTGGCCCGCATGGTCGTCCCGCCGAACGTCTACACGCAATGGTATTGGAAGGTCGATCTGCACAATCTGCTGCGCTTCCTCTCGCTCCGGGCCGACCCGCACGCCCAGAAGGAGATTCGGGACTACGCCGAGGTCATCTGCGATCTCGTGCGCCAGTGGTGCCCGTGGACCTTCGAGGCGTTCGAGGACTACGTGATGGGGGCTCACACCTTCTCCCGGATCGAGATGGAAGCCCTGCGCAAGCTGCTGGCTGATCGCGTAGAGCTGGGCGTGCCCCGGCCCGATGGTGTCGGGGAGCGGGAGCATCGTGCCTTCGAGAAGGCGCTGGGTGTGCCGGAGGATGCCTACGAATGAGCCTCGCCAGCAACATGCCGCAAGTCAACCTGATCGCCGCCGTGGACCACCATGGCGGCATCGGCCGCAAGGGCGAGCTGCCCATCTTCTCCAACCCGGACGAGGCCCGCTTCTGGGAGCAATTCGTCTCGGGGCTCACCGAGGACAGCGTGGTCATCACGGGGAAGCGGACCATGGACCTCATGGTCGAGAACGGCTTTTCCGAGCCGCCGTGGAACGCTATGGTGATGGTCTGGCACCGGCCGCCGGGAATCTCCTTCACGCCGGAAGCCTTCATGACCGCCGCACAGGGGCAGAGGAAGCCGATCTTCATCATCGGCGGGCACGAGACCTACCACACCTTCATGCCCTTCGTGCAGCAGCTCTTCATTCGGCGCGTGGCCTTCCGCAAGCCGAGCAACCTTTTCCTGCCGGACCTCCTCGGGGTGAGTCCGCAATCCCGGAGGATGAACTAACCATGAACCGCCGCGAACGCCGCGCCCAAGCCGCCGCCAGCCGCAAGCTCCCCCCGGCCCGGGAGGACGGCCGCCCGCTCTACTACGACATCACCCCCAGCTCGCGCGTCCAGTGCTACTACTGCGACCGGAACGGGCTGACGATGTTCTACAGCTACGGCAACGCCTTCATGAACGATCCGGCGAATTCCCCGGACGGCTCGGGGGATGTCCACACCGTCTGCAAGGGGCACCTCCCGAACAACGCGGTGATCTACGATCCCCGGACCAACCTCTGCCGGGACAAGGGCGGGCAGAATACGTGGATGGAGGACAAGCAGCTCTCCGAGGCTCTTGCAACGGCCGAGCTGAAGAAGCGTTGACTGGCGACTTGCGGTTGACTATGCTCGGCCGCGTCGTCCTCGCCATCCTCCTCCCGGTGAGGCGACCCCCGGCTCGGAGGTCACGGGCCGAGCCGGGGACAACCTGACAACCAGAAGGACCACCAGATGCCTGAGATGATTACCCGCCAAGTCGGCGGCGACCACTACGAGAAGGTCGCGATCCAGCCATTCACCCTGTCCCTCGCCAACGGCTACGACTCGGCGATCCACACCATCATCAAGTATGTCCACCGCCACGACGACAAGGGCGGGAAGCAGGACTTGGAGAAGGCGATGAACGTCTGCTACATCCGCGTCCGGGAGACCGAACGCTGGGGGCCGCCGCCCATCGCCCGCACCCAGCTCCCGATCTTCGACTACACCTCCCAGAACGTCATCCCGCCCCGGGAGGCCGAGATCATCCACATGGCGCACCGCTGGTTCCTTGGCGTTCCTGCCGGTGTGACCCATGCGGATGCCGCCGCCGCGATCTCCGACCGGATCGCTGCACTCATCAAGCACCACTACGGCTAAGGAAAGGCCAACATGATCCCTGCAAACCCCAAGACCTACGTGGTCACGATCACGCCCGGCGCGTCCGAGGGCTTCCTGAAGGAGCCCATCATCGCGTGGATTCCCCACGAGAAGGCCGACACGGCCATGCCCCAGCCGCTCACCGGCAATGGCGTCCACCGTGTCATCGCGGGCTCCGCGATCCTCTTCCCGTGCGGCATGGTGACGGACCCCACCACGGGCTTCACCTACGAGACCGTCGAGGCATGGCTGGAAGGCGGCGCGAAGCCCCCGAAGACGGCCAAGGCCAAGGCGGCCGCCGAGCCCGAGCCGGACGACGAGCAAGGCGAAGGTGCCCTCGACATCGAGTGGACCACCAGCGCCTTCAAGAACAAGTCGTTCTGGCGCTACGATGACGGGGAATACGAATTCGTGTTCCAAGTCGATGGCGGGGAGAACGCGCCCAAGGCCAGCACGAAGCTGACCAAGATCAAGCGCGACGACTTCGCCGAGCTGAAGAAGACCATCGACGTGATGACGGTCGATCAGATCAAGAACTACGCCCCGATCCCGGACGCCGAAGAGCCCGACGCCGAGGACGAGGACGACGAAGACGACGATCTGATCTGACCATGGCAACGTCGATGGAAGACATCGCTCGCATGATGGAGGAGGACGACGAGTCCTCCTCCTCTGGCGACGCGAGCTACCGCGTCACCGCCTCGGAGCTGCGCCAATTCATCGAACGGTGGGAGCGCCTGCAAGCCGAGAAGGAAGACATCGCGGAACAGCAGAAAGAGGTCATGGCCGAGGCGAAGGCTCGCGGCTACGACACGAAGGTCATGAAGAAGGTGATCGGCCTGCGCAAGCGCAACCGGGACGACATCGCCGAGGAGGACGCGATCCTCGAAATGTATATGGAAGCTCTGGGGATGCTGTGATGAAAGACGCTTCGACTATCTCCGACGCCGGGAGGCTCCTTCAGGAGATCGGCGAGATCGACCGCGAGGCCCGGGACGGAATCAAGTCCATCGGTCTGACGCTGAAGGGCCGCTACATCGAAGGCAAGATGATCCACGACGAGCGCGAGCATGTGACCGCCATCGTCGGCAAGATCATGGGCCGCGAGATCGAGCTGCGGGTCAGGGCTTTGTCCCGGATCGGGATCGAGGTGGACTGGTTCCCGGGCGTCTCGGAATACGCCGAGGCGCTGCGCAAGCTGCGCATGGAGCCGACCGGCGAGGCCGTAGAGGAAGACGCGCCGCCCCGGGCCAAGCCGGGCAAGAAATGACCAAGCTGCCGCTGATCCCGCGCAAGAAGAAGCGCCCGGTCGAATTCTCGGCCGAGATCAGGAATCGCATCCGCGTCGCCGTGGCCGCCTATGCCTACGAGATCGTGGGCGATCCGGTGATGAGCGACGCGGACTACGACGAGCTGGCCCGCTCGATCCGGCCCGAGGAGGCCACCGGCAACCGCCAGCTCGATCTCTTCTTCCGGGTCTACTTCGAGCCGGACACGGGCATGTGGGTCCACCACCACCCCGACAAGCCGAGCCTGCACCGGCTCTACAGCACCTACTACGCCGAGGAGGCCGTGATATGAACGCCCGCGAGCAAGACCGTCTCATGATGTCCCAGATCAGCACCAACGCCCTGATCCTGCGCAGGGTGGGCATGGCCGAGGACCGCGACCGCGTGCTGCCCGATCTCCTCCTCGCCCGGCACCGCGCCGAGACCGTGGGCTTCGACATGGCGATGGCCTTCGAGTCCGTGCTGCGCTTCCAGATCGAGTGGATGCACGACTGCAAACGCCCGGCCGATCCGCCCCTCGACATCCTGACCACCCTGACGAAAGTAGAACCGTGATCCCTCGCAAAAAATCGACCTCGATCTGCGCCGCCTGCGGCCTCGTGACCCCGGAGCCCTGCCGCGACGACGAGGAGGCCCAGAGCTGCCCGCACGCGCCCGGCGCGGCCTTCACCGAGGGTCCGCTGGTCGGGCTGAAGAAGTGGCACTACGGCGCGATCCTCGCCGATCCTCCGTGGTCCTTCATGACCCGCTCGGACAAGGGCAAGGACCGCTCGCCCGAGACCCACTACGACTGCATGTCGCTGGACGAGATCAAGGCCCTGCCGGTCGGCGAGCTGGCCGCCAAGGACTGCGCCCTCTTCATGTGGACCATCGACACGCATCTCGCCATGGCGCTCGACGTGATCGCCGCGTGGGGCTTCACCTACAAGACCCGGGCCTTCTGCTGGGCCAAGACCAACAAGGAGCCCGGCCCGGCTCTGGACGACGCGACATGGTTCAAGGGCATGGGCTTCTGGACCCGCGCCAACCCCGAGGACTGCTGGCTGGCGACGAAAGGTGCCCCCAAGCGCCAGAGCAAGGCCGTGAGGCGGCTCATCGTGGCCCAGAGGCGCGAGCATAGCCGGAAGCCGGACGAGACCTACGAGCGGATCGAGGCGCTTGTCCCCGGCCCCTACTGCGAGCTGTTCGCCCGCACCAACCGGGCAGGCTGGGACCAGATGGGCAACGAGGTCGGCAAATTCAGCCCGGCCGCGCACGGCGAAGACCCCGAGCTGGCCGCGCTCATGAAGGAGCTGATCTAGATGGATTGGGTTCGGATCGGGTTCGTCGCGGCCGTTATCGTCTACGCGGTCCTGATCGGCTTCCTCCTCGGTGCGGTGCGTCAAAGCGGCCGTTTCTCCCGGATGGAGGAGCGAGAGGCCGCGAAGCGGATGACCAAGGAGCGGAAGGCCCGGGAATTCCCCGGGCCGTGGACCAAGCTCTAGGGCGTGACCTTGAAGGTATTCGAGAAGACCACGATCCGCTTCGTCGGGTAGTCGTCCCGGCGCATGTCGTAGGTGATCTGAATCCGGTAGGTGCCGGGGGCGACGTTGCACGGCCGACCCATGAACCACTCCCAAGAAACGGTGCGATCCGGCAGCACGTCTTCAGGCGCGTAGTCGGCCACCCCGGAGCCCGTGCAGGCGTTGAAGCTGGCCGCATCGGTCAGCCGGTCGCGCTGCTGCACCTCGGCCACCCAGAAGCCCCGGAAGGGCTCCCGGATCACCCGGTCATAGACGAGGTTCGGATTGCTCCCGGCGGGGTGATCGGGCACGTAGACCTCGAAGACCTCGAACCAGTCGGTCGGCTCGATCTCGGCCCGGGACTGGTCTTCGCGATACTGGATGATCTGAATCGTCGTCCACCCCAGCATGATCGCCAGCGTCAGCTCGATCAGGCGGTTCTTCCAGAAGGCGTAGCTCTTCAGCTTGTTCATCATTGGCCTCCCAGCCGGTCGCGAAGATAGTCGATGATCTGGCCTTCCGTCGCCCACCAGAGGGTGATGAAGAAACCGGCCAAGACCAGCCCGTTCCGCAGCGACTTCATGAGCCGAAGCGAGGACTCGAAGCTGCCGTAGAAGTCCAGCGCCCGAAGAGCAAGCTCGCTCTGGTCGGGCGTGAGCGCGACGATGTGGCCCGTCTCGACCATACGACGAAGATCGGAAAGCGTTGCCACCTCCCGATCCTGAAGTTTGGAACTGTCACCTTTGCCCCAGAGCATTACTGCGGCCCCTTCTGCCCGAGATCGGCCCTGACCCGGTTATACTGCCGGACCACGTTGCGGTGCTTCCGCCTGCAATCGGCGAGGGCCACCCGGTTGTCCCCAAGGGAGGCCAGCGCCTCATCGCCCACGCCGGGGTCGTAGCAATCCTTCTCGTCCCTCGGATCGAGGGGCGGGGCCTGATACGCTGCCGGGCCGTCAGCGGATGTTCCGCAGCCGATCAGCAATGTCAGGAGGGATAGCACAGCCAGCGGTCGGCAGGCTTTGAATGTCTTCCCGGAGCTGCGCATTTCTGGCCTCCAATTCCTCGATCTCGGATTGGGCCTGATCGGCTTCTTTCCGAGCCTCTTCTGCAATTTCCCGGGAAAGCTCGGCTTGCCTCTTCGCCTCCTTCAGCTCGGCGGTCGCGTGGGCCTCGTTGCAATCACGGGTTGCGTCATACCTTTGGTAGATCGTCCACCCGGCAAACGCAACAACGAGTAGGATGATTCGCCCGCTCGGGCCGAGGAGGAAGCTCAGAGCGTTAGCGGCCCACATGCTTCCCCTCCCGGTGATCCTCGACGCGGACTTTATCCACGAAGAAGAGCTGATACAGGATATAGGCCCCGAGGCCAAGCGCGACGTAGGGGCTCATGTCCTTCATGGCCTCGATAGCGGGCTGCACGCTGCCCCAGAGGCCCGTGAACTGCCCGGCCAGCTCGTCGGGCTTCAGCACGTCGATGACGGCCGCTACGCCGCCGCCTGCGGCCCCTACGGCCGCCGCACCCTTGGCCTTGTCCGAGCTTTCGATGGTGCGGCTCCCTGCGGCCCGGAGATCGCCTACCGTGGCCTCTGCGCGGGTCTCCGCGATCTGGCGCTTCGGGGCCACCATGAGGGCCGAGAGGAGCTGCTGGTCGATGTCCGAGACGATGGGCAGGCCGTTGTCGGCCCGGAAGGCCAGCACACCGGCCCGGAGCTTGGTGCCCCAGATGCCGTCGATCTTGCCAACCTCGGGGTAGCCGAGGTCATGGAGCCGCTGCTGCACGGTGCGCAGGGTGGCCGCGTCGGCGATGGTCAGACGATCCGGGTCCGGCGCGTCGGGCTTCCAGCCAGAGTCCGGGATGCCCCGGAGCTTGGCATACTCGGCCGCCAGCTTCTTGTCGTAGCCGTTCTTCGCGTAGCCCGGGCCGTTGTAGATGCGGGCCACGGTTGCCCAGCGCCCGGCCTTCATGTCGTCGGCGATCCCCGTGGCGAGGATGTATTTCACCATCGCCTCGACGTGGTTCTCTTCGTCGTCCATGAAATCGGCCAGCATGTCCTCCGGGGAGTCGTAGCCGACCATGGCGTAATTCTCGCCGAGGATTTGCGTCGAGCCCCACGAGGCGGCCATGATCGCGGCCCGGGGGTTGATCTCGTAGGCTTCCTCGAAGCGCGGGTAGGAGTCGGAGGGATACTTCTTCTCGCCCCAGCGCGGGTAGGCCAAACCGGCCTTGACCGCATTGTCGCGCTCGGCCCCTTCGAGGTGCCGGTAGAAGACATGCGGCTCGAAAAGCATCGTCGGACGGCCGTGGCGGTCGAAGCCGCGCCCCCGGCTCTCGACGTTGAGGAACGCCTGCATGTGGTCCTCGGACACGTCGATCCGGTGCGCGAGGATCGCGATGTCGTAGGCGTCGAGGGGCTTTGCTTTCCCCTTGAAGATGTCGGTGGTCATGAAGGTGACTCCCATACCAGTTGGATGGGAGTCACCATAGACGCCGCCGGGCGTCAGAGCAAGGTTACGGGGCCACCTCGGCCAGCAGGCCCAGCTCCATGGTTGCGAAGTCGGCCGTGTCCCAGCCGACCCCGGACGCCGGGTCGTTGTCCCAGATCGTGAAGAGGGGCTGATACTCGGTTGCCAGATCGACCGGCGTGCCGTCATAGTCCGTCCCGCCGATCCGCACGCTCTGCGACAGCCGGTCAGGACCAGCATCGCCCTTCGCCGCCACCGTCGCCGCGACCACGGCCCGGATGCCCGAAGCCGTCGCCGGGCCGCCGTAGGCCGTCAGCGTGTTGGACATGCGATCCCCATCGGCCCCGGCCGAGACGCCGCTGGCGAGATCGCCGTCAGCCAGCGTGTCCGGCGTGCCGGTGAAGTCGGTGTGGTTCCCGGCCGCGCTCGGGTTGAGCTGCGCCAGCCGCCAGCCGCGCGTAGGCTCGCCGCTCGTCATGATGATCTCGGAGACGTGCGAGGTGTCCTGCGAACCGGAGTTGAGCTGGGTCGTGTTGTAGTTTTCCCAGAGGACGCGGGCCACGCCGCCCCGGCCGCCGGTATTCGCGACCGTCGCCGTCGAGACCTTGGCCCCGTTCACATAGAGCGTGCCGGTGATGTCGGTCGTGCCGTTCACCTCGACATGGATGTCGATGGTGAAGCTCCGCATCTGGCCGAGGCCGAAGCTCGCGCCGACGCCCGTGGTGTCGCCCACCACGTCGATCCAGTTGTTCGGCCGGTGCCCCTCGAACCGCAGCAGCACGTTGTCGGAGCCATCGTAGAGCGTGACCCACCGCTGGTTGTCGAGGACGTTGAAGTTGTCCACGCGCGGGAAATACATGCGGTAGTGAAGCCAGAAGTCCGTCACCTCCGAATCCAGCTCGTGATCGAAGTAGGTCGTGCCCCCCTCCGAGACGGTGTAGCCGATGTCGTTCGGCACGAAGTCCGAATCGCGATGCTCGGTGCTGGTGTCGTATTCCAGCTCGGCCGAGCTGGCGTAGAACTGAGCCGGGGTATTCCCGACGAAGAGAATGGTCATGGGGCGCTCCTTACGTCGCTTCGATCACGGTCACGGTCCAGTTGTAGTCCGAGCCCGTGGAATAGGTGCCTTCGTTGAGGTAGATGTGACGGCCGCTCACGCCGCTGGCCTCGTCAATGTCAGGGAGCCCGTAGTAGAGCCCGACGCCCATCCGGCACTCCTCGTAATGGGTGGTTCCCATCGTTTCGCAAAACTTCGCGCGGAAGCCCCGATCCCCGTTATACCAAGATGTCGTATTGGTCCACGAGAAGCCGATCAGCGCGATCCCGTTGGTGGCGCTGACCGCGCCGGAGACCATCGAGCCAGTGTTGCCGCCGTTGGTCACACCGGAGCTGAAGGAAATCGAGGAGATCGAGCCTTCGACCGAGACGCATTGCCCGATCAGCCTCCCGGCGCTGGCCTGCGTCACAGTGACCGTCGATCCTTCCGAGCCGTCCTTGACCCGCGTGAGAACCGAGAGCTGCTGTGAGGCCGTGCTGGTGGCCGCGCTGGTGCCTTGCAGGGTCCAGCCTGCGGGCGTCGTCAGCGCCGAGCGGTGCATGACGTGCATGACGAAGGTGTCGCCGTTCTCGGCCGTAGCCGGGAGGGGCACGTCGATGCTGGTCAGGGAGCCTTGGTTCCCGACGCCGACATGAGCCCCGTTGCCCGAGATGAGGAGGCCGCTTTGCGAGCCGTCCACGATGGCATACGCCTGCTGCACGGCGACGGACATGCGGTCTTTCTGCGGCCCGAAGACCACGAAGAACCTCTGGTCCTTGACGGCCAGAGCCGCGCCGGACGCCGAGCCCAGCAGGGTTGCCATGAGAGCTTGGTTCGGCCTCACGACAGCGCCCCCATCAACAGGAAGGTGTTGCTCCCCTTCGGGATCAGGGTCACGCCGGTATACTGCCC